GACCGGCCCTCGTTCCTGTTCAACGGCGTCACCAACAACAGCCAGCAGGGCGGCCCGGTGCCGCTGGTGTTCGGCACTCATCTGGTCGGCTCGGTGGTGATCAACGCCGGCCTGAACGCCGAGGACATCCCCTACACCGCGCCGCCCAGCTCGCCCGGCAGCGGCAAGTGGCCGTTCGCATGAGCGGCGCCGGGCCGCTCACGCTGGGCCCGCGCGGCGCGCCCGGCATCAAGGTCTACGCGGTGCCCGATCCGCGCGCCCAGAAGGTCGCCAGCGGCGGCGGCGGCAAGGGCGGCGGCGGCAGCGAGGCGCATCAACCGACCATCGCGCCCAACACGCTGCGCTCCAAGGCGACGGTGCGCATCCTCGAAGCGCTGAGCGAGGGCCCCGTGTACGGCGCTTCGTTCGCGCCGGTCTCGATCTTCCAGTCGATCTATCTCGACGGCACGCCCATCGTCGATGCCAACGGCAACGCGCAGTTTCAGATCAAGGAAGCCTACTTCCGCGCCGGCCTGCCGGCGCAGGACGCGGTGCCCGGCTATCCGCTGCAGGAGGCGCCGTACTCGGTCAGCGTGCAGGTGCACACCGCATCGCCGGTCATTCGCACGCTGAACACGCCGCTGAGCGCGGTGCGCTACATCCTGCGCTTCCCGTCCTTCTTCTCGCAGACCACGCAGGGCGACGTCACCAACGTGTCGGTGACCTATGCCTTCGACATCCAAGTCGGCAGCGGGCCATGGGTGAACATGGTCACCGAGACGGTGACCGGCAAAACCATGTCGCCCTACGAGCGGGCGGTGCGGGTGAACCTGCCGTGGACCACCGAGCCGATCTCGATGCGCGTGACGCGCTTCGATCCCGAGCCGGCCGATGGCGTGAACAACAACTTCTACTGGTCGGCTTACGTCGAGATCACGGACGGCCAGATCGCCTACGACGACACCGCCGTTGCGGCGATGACCATCGACGCCGAGCAGTTCAGCTCGCCGCCGCAGCGCGCCTACCTGCTCGATGGCCTGATCGTCGACGTGCCGTCGAACTACGACAGCCGCGCGCGCACCTACGACGGCGATTGGGATGGCACATTTCAACAGGCGTGGACCAACAATCCAGCATGGGTGCTCTATGGCCTGCTGACCAACGAGCGCTGGGGCCTCGGCCGATACCTCGATGCCAGCGCGGTCGACAAGTGGAGCTTCTACGAGTGCGCCCGCTACAACGACGAGCCGGTGCCTGACGGCAAGGGCGGCACCGAGCCGCGCTGGACCTGCAACTGCGTGATCAACACGCGCCAGGACGCCTACACGGTGCTGAACGCCGTCGCCAGCTCGATGCTGGCGCTGCTCTATTGGGGCAACGGCACGGTGTTCGTCGTGCAGGACCGCGAGCTGGGCGATCCGACGCGGGTGTTCACGCCGGCCGACGTCGAGGGCGGCATCTTCGACTACGCGGGCGCCGACTACCGCTCGCGCTGGACGGCTGCGGCGATCACGTGGAACGACCCGAGCGATCAGTACAACGCCGCCGTCGAGCTGGTGCAGGACAACGCGCTGATCGGCCAGCAGGGCTTCCGCGACACCCAGCAGACCGCGTTCGGCTGCACCTCGCGCGGTCAGGCGCAGCGCTTCGGCCGCTGGTACATCTACACCAACCAGTATGAGACCGAGGCGGTGACGTTCCGCATCGGCCTGGAGAACGCCGACGCGCGGCCCGGCGAGCTGATCGCGATCAGCGATCCCAGCCGCGTCGGCGCCCGGCTCGGCGGCCGGCTGCTCGACGACAGCGGCGCCGACACACTGACGCTCGATGCGATGCCCGATCAGCTCATCACCGATCCGGCCGCGTGGACGATGTACGTGGTGGTGGGCGCCGCGAGCGACGGTCAGACGCCAGCGGTCTATGCGCTGCCGGTGCTGGCGGTGCTGCCGGGCAATCAGGTGCGCGTCAGCGCCAAGCAGCCCGGCATGGTCGCCGGCAGCAACTGGATGGCATCGAGCGCCGCCGTGCAGCCGACGCATTGGCGCGTCGCGCAGATCACCGATCAAGGGCAGGGCAAGTACGAGGTGCTGGCGACCGAGCATCACGAGGAGAAGTACGACTACGTCGATAACAGCGTGCTGATCCCGCCGCCGGTCTTCTCGCTGGTGCCAACCAGCCCGACGCTGACGCCGCCCTCCGACATCGCCTTCAGCGAGTACATCTACCTCGACGGCTCGGGCACGCCGCAGTTCGGCATCATCCTGTCCTGGCAGGCGTCGCCCGATCCGCGCGTCACCCGCTACATGCTGGAGCTGAGCGGGCCGGCCGGCGACTATCGTTCCTATACGCAGATCGCCACCATGGCACAGGACGTGCCGGCGATGCGGCAGGGCGAGTGGGTCGCCACGCTGCGCGGCTTCGACAACATCGGTCGCCGCACGGCGGTGATCAGCTACACGTTCACGCCGGTGGGCCTCACCGCCAAGCCGATGCCGCCGAGCGCCGTCTATGTCACGCCGCAAGGCCCGCTCACGACCATCACGTGGATACCCACCAACGAAATCGACGTCAGTTTCTGGTGGGTGAAGTGGTCCCCGTCGACAGCCGGCGATGTGGCATGGAACACAGCAACGACGTCGATTGCCCGCGTCTCGCGCGAGACGACGCAAGTGCAGATGCCGACGCGGCCCGGCACCATCATGGTGAAGGCCATCGACAGCCTCGGGCAGGAGAGTGCGCAGCCCACGCTGGCCATCCTGCTGGAGCAGATCACCGACCGCGTGCAGGTGGCCTCGATCATCGAGCAGCCCGCATGGGCCGGTGATACGGGCGAGCACTGGCACAGCGGCGACGGTGAGCTGCGCCTGCCGCCGCCCGATGCGCTGGAGCCGTCACCGCCCGACATCTTCCCCGGTGAGCGCGGGCTGGCGCTGAACAAGACGCCGACGCGCGTTGATGCCTACGGCTTTGCGGGCGCGCTTGATCTCGGCATCGTTTGTCAGGTGTCCATGGTCGGCATCGTTCAGGGGCATGGCGACTTCTTGGGCTTCACGGTGGCCGACTGGCAGCCTGTGGCGTCGGTCGATCCACTCTCCACCGGCCTGCAGTACACCATGTCGACATGGAAGCCGCTGGCGTCGGCCAAGCCGATGCAGATGAGCCTGTCGCCGGAATGGGACGCGCACGTCGAGGCGCGCGTCAGCCAGGACGCCATCACCTACGGCAACTGGTTTCCGCTCAAGTCGACCATCATCACCGGCCGCGCTTTCGAGTGGCGCCTGATCGGCACCATCTACGACACCGCCACGACGCTGCGCATGCAACGCGCCGAGGTGCAGTGCGAGGTGCCGACGCGCACCGTGACCGGCGACGATGTGGAGCTGGACGCAACGGGCCACGCGACCGTCACCTATCCGGTGGGCTTCCTCGCCACGCCGTCAGTGCAGCTCACCGCGCGGCAGGGGCTCGCGCCCGGCGGCAACATCGTGGTGACGGAGAGCGACCACTTCCACTTCAAGGTCGAGCATCAGGACGCGGCCGGCGCTGCTGTGTCGGGCGGCTCCATCGACTACCTCGTCCAAGGCTACGGCGGCTACGCCACCTAGCAGGAGCACACGCATGCAATTCGATATCGGCACCATCGACCCGTTCGTGGTCGATGGCGAAACGCTCGCGTCACTGCTCAACCAATGGCGCGATGCGCTGCATTCGCTGCATCGTGGGTCGGTGCGTCCAGCCTATGCCGTGCCCGGTATGTTGTGGATCAACGACAGCGCCGGGCCGGCTGCATGGGTGGTCAACGCCTACATGGGCCCGGCCATCGGTGATCGGCCGCTGTTCCAGTTCGACACCACCACCGGCGCCGTCGTGCAGGTGGCCGATCAGTACACCGCTGCGCTGCTGAACGCGCAGGGCGCCGCTAATCCGGCGACGCAGTGGTCCGCCACCGGCAATGCGGCTGACCAGCGGACATGGCGCGCAGTGCTGCTGCCTTCCGGCGTGCTGCAGGTGCAGGCGTTGAACGACGCGGGCGCGTTGCTGGCCGGTATCGACTTCAATCGCAACGGCACGTTGCGCGCGGTGGCGCCGGCTACGACTGACAACTCTCAGCTCGTGCCGACAACGGCGTGGGTGCGCTCTGTCGTGGGCGCTCGCACGGTGGCCACCACTGCGCCGGGCGCCGGCGGCAACGACGGCGACGTCTGGTATCAGGTCTAAGCCTATGCCCGCCTACATCCGCGACGGCGGCGTCTGGAAGCCGGTCAAGTCGATCTATGTCCGCGACGGTGGAGCGTGGAAATCCGTCAAGGCGGGCTACGTTCGGGACGCGGGCGCGTGGAAGCAGTTCCACTCCTCGCTGTTCGCCACCGCGATCAACATCGACAGCCCGAACATCGTCTTGCGCACCGTCGCCAACGCGGCGGGCTACGGCGGATCAGGCGACTGCACGATCACGCTGAACGCGGAGGCGTATTCTGCGACCGGCGCGCCCGCGCTCCTTCCCGGCGCATGGCCCGCCGGCATCGCCCTGACGCTGATCATCGCCACCGGAAGGTTCATCAGCGGGACCGGCGGCGTGGGCGGTGCGGGCTACGCCAACAGCGCCGCAGCTCCGACCGCTGGTGGCCCCGGCGGGACCGCTCTCGATGCTTCGGCGGTCAGCGGCTTCACCTTCGCCGTCCAGAACCTCGGCACCTTGCGCGGCGGTGGCGGCGGTGGCGCGGGCGGCGGCGGCAGCATGGACGGCTACACCGATCCCAGCTCTGCCTTCAACGGTGGGGGCGGTGGCGGCGGTCAGGGTCGCAATGGCGGCGGCAGCGGCCTCGCCGGGCGGTTTCGCGGCAATCAATGGACCGATCCGAACGCGACCATCCCCGACACCTCTGGTGCGCCGGGCGGTCCCGGCGGTCCCGGCGCGGGCGGTCACTCGGAAAGCGATGGCAGCACGTTTGGCGTCGGCTGGGCGGGCGGCAACGGCGGCACCTGGGGCACGCCGGGTGGCCCTCCCTCGGGCGGTCCAGTCGGTGACATCAACTTCGATGGGCCGCGCACGGGTGGCGCCGCAGGCAAGGCCGTCAACGGCAACGCCAACATCCTCTGGATCGCCACCGGCACACGTTTGGGGCCCATCACATGAGCCAATTCGACTTCGGCACCATCGATCCGTTCGTGATCAACGGCGTCACCCTGACGTCGTGGCTCAACCAGTGGCGCGACGCGATCCACTCCCTCCATCGCGGACCGGCGCGGCCGAGCTATGCCGTCCCCGGAATGATGTGGATCGACGACACGGGCGGCGACGCGGACTGGCTGGTCAAGGTCTACGCTTCGCCCGCCATCGGGGACGTGCCGCTCTGGCATATCGACACCACCACCGGGGCGATCACCTACGCGTCCGCCGAGCTTCATACGCCATCGCCGCCCGCTGCCGACAATTCGGATCGCGTGCCGAGCACGGCGTGGGTGCAGGCGCTGATCGCGGCGGGGGCCTCGATCTCGGTCGGCCCTGCGCCGCCGGTCGCGCCCAATCCCAATCAACTCTGGTGGAACAGCGACGCGTCTCCGGGCGG